CTCTTGTAAAAAATTTTTTGTAAAGGATGGTGCCTGTGTTTTTAAAGTTCTTTCGTAAGGTAATTTTAGTTTGTCAAAAACTTTGGCAATCGATCTTGCTGCCCATATTTGAACATCTATGTTACTTTCTTTTTTTATTTGTGACAGTAGTAGGTTTTCTTGGTATTGTAGGTCTTGCTTCAATTTATGAGCGCGTTCAACATCTACTCTCACTCCTAAAAAACGCATATCAACTAAACAAGGAAAGAGATCTGTCTCAAGATTAAAAATAGATTCTAAGTCTTGATATATAATTTCTTTTTTAAATATCTGCCATAACTCTAAAGTTAGTTCTGCATCTTTCTCTGCATACGCACCAACTTCCATTGCAGGTAGTTGCCACATATCCGCTTTGGGGTCTAAGCCTCTTGACTTTGCAGCTTCGTTCAATGCAGCTTCAGACTTACCATGACCAAGATAATCCCAGGATAAAGCATTCAAAGAATATTGAAATCTATTTTCATCAATCAATGATGCAGCAATCATAGTATCTACTATTAAACCATTGATTTTTATACCTAATTTACGTATCCAACATACGTCATACATGGCGTTATGAAAGATTTTTGTAGCGTTAGAACCACAAACATCTTTGAACCATTCTAAAGTTCTTTTCTTATCCATGTTTGGTCCAGAGCCATGAGCAATTGGAAAATAAAATTTTCTTCCTGGTACAGCAACAGCAATACCGACTACTTCACCTAAACCAATAACAGAACCTGATCCTCTTGTTCTAAGTTCTGGATCTCTTGTCTCTAAGTCAATTGCGATCTCATCATAAGATCTCAGATCTGGATATTCTTCTGGTTCAATCCATTCTGTCTGTGCTTCAAACGTCGGTATGATCATATAAAACTTTCTTTATTGCTAAACCTAATTCCCTCGCGATTTGTGGGACGATCGCATTCCCAAGGGTTTTAATTCTATTTGCTCTGTCTTTGTCCAATTCATAGGAAATCCCATTAGGAATTCCACGAACAGCGGATTCAACTTGCCACCAGGTTTGTTCTTGTTCATTCGTATCATGTCTCCCACTATTGATGTTCTGTTCTTCTGACTTATTGGAAACGTCACGTTCTTGCCGTCGTTCGTCGTCGGACTGTAATGCATTTGTTTCTTCTCCAGATACAACATCGCGTCCGATAGTTTCGCTCCGAATGTCGACTCGGGTTTGTTCTTCTTTCTCAGGATAAAACCTCCAGACTTTGTTCTCTCCACTCTCTCCGATTGTTCTCCACCCTCTTCGCATCCCACTGTCGGTGTTGGAAACATCTTCACTGCTGCTGTTAGATTGTGTTGAGCTGCTGCTTTGATTCCTTTTCTCTTTATTAATGTTTCTGGATTCTCCTGTCCCGATGATCTCGGTGTTGGATACATCCTCATTGTTTCTGGATCTACTTGTTCTCTCAGGTTCGCCGGTCGTGTTCGTCCCTTCCTGTGTCCCTGTTGCAGTTTCAGTGTTCCCTCTTTCGATCTTGGAGGTAAGTGATCCATTGTGTTCGGAGTGGCCCACAATCCAGACTCTGTACCTCTGGTGCCAAGCACCGATGCCTGAAGCTGGAATAAGGAAACATTGGACTTCGAAACCTTCACTTTCCAAGTCGTCTTGCACCTGTCTGAGTACCATGCCGTTTTGGATGTTAATAATTCCTTGCACATTCTCCCCAATAACGAATTGGGGTTTGATTTGTTTAATGAGTCTAAACATTTCTGGCCAGAGATAGCGGTCGTCATCTGTTCCTTTTCTTTTCCCTGCGACTGACATCGGCTGGCAGGGGAAGCCGCCCACAACGACATCTGCATCTCCTTCTTTTCCTTCAACATTTTTTATATCCTCCTCTATTGGTATGTTTGGAAAGTTCTTCTGTAAAACTTTTTGACAGTACTTATCTTTCTCAACAAATTTTACAGTCTCAAATATTCCTGTAGAGTCTAAGCCTAATGCAAAGCCACCTATACCAGAAAATAAATCAAGAACTTTTAGTTTTCTTTGGTTCATAAATATGTTTGTCTTCTATTGTCTTATTTAATTTTTCTTTGTTACTAAATGCATATAAAGATCCACTATGAGTTTCAGGAAAAACTTCCCAACTAATTTCTTTATGTCCTTCTAAGTTAGGGTAGATCTCTAATTGAAAATTAAACTTACTCACTTTTATTCTTCTTCTTATTACCTTTGTCATTCATATCTTTCATTTTTTTAATTTCTAATTCACAATAGTGTTTGATCTTTTCAAGATCTTCGATTCCATTTTTATTTAAGTATCTACAAACATATTTAATTACATTACCTTGAAAGAACGATAGGTTGTTCTTACTAATAAATTCATACGGTTGTATGTGAAAAGATTTATAATGAGACCCACCGATTTGTACGTCTTGTGGAAATATATCTTTAAATATATCTTTATGCGTCATAAATTATAACCATGCCTTTCTATTTTTGCTCTCATTAAGTATAAATTTCTTTTGCTACGTGTTACTCCAACGTACCATACTCTATGTTCTTCATCTCTTTTTTTACTGCTTTTTACCACAGCTTCTCTTATTTTTCTAGCGTTATCTAATACTAGTAATACGTTCTCTGATTCACCACCTTTTGCAGCATGAATCGTAGATATTTTTATCCTGGCATCTTCATTTAATTTTTCTTTATTTGAAAGTAGTAATCTTATATAATTCTTTTCTTCATTATTAGCTTTATCAAAAGCTTCATACCAAGGAACTAATTCATTCCAATTGTCATCAGTCATATAATCTTCGACATCTTCTTTTTGCGTTTGCTCTAAGTCTTGTCCTTCAGACCATCTAGAATAATAAATAGCTGCTTTGTATAATTTTGAATTGTAACTTTTGATATATTTATTTTCAAAATATAAACCTTTTTGTTTTAATTCTTTTGCAATTTTGATAGACTTATCGATGGTGCGTGTTAAAATTAACCAGTTATTTTTGTAAAGGTCTACGTTATCTAAGTTGTTTATCTTTATACAATTACCCTCTTCACTTTTTGGAAGATAATCTTTTGTGGCTCTAAGCCCTTCGATTCTACTAACAATAATATTAGATAAATCTTGTATCTGTACCGGGACTCTTCTTGATTTTTTTAATACTATTTCTGTTGCAGGTTCCTTTATAAATCTATCTACATCTGCTCCTGCCCATGCATAGATTGCTTGATCATCGTCTCCTGCAAGATACATATCTTTTGTATTTGCTTTTAAAATATCAAACATCTGCCATTGTATAGGCGATAGATCTTGAGCTTCATCGATAAATACTACGTCAAACTGTGGACACAGATCTTTCTTTTGTATGAACTGATGGATCATATCTGTGAAATCAATTAAGTTATTACTCTTTTTGTATTTGATGTAATTAGCTGCAACATGTTTTAATATGTTTGGTCTTATGTCTTTACTGTATTCTCCTGTGCAGTATTCATCCCAGACTTCTATATCCTTCTCTCTAGCTTTAGTTATGATTTGAAAGTATTCATTATCACAGGTTAAATATGGAGAAGAGTCTAAATCTCTTTTTGCTTTTACACTTATACTTAACTCTTTACCTAGATCATCGTAGTGATAATCCTGCATAACATTCTCTTCATTTAATCCTAATGTATGAAATGCTAGTGAATGTAGAGTTTGAAAATATTTAAGATCTTTCTTTTGAAACTGTCTGTTTTTGTTTAACATTCTTTCTTTTGCTTCAAGAGCTGCTTTTTTAGTGAATGCAAAATAACCAATTCTTTTTACTGGTGTACCTATTCTAATGTAAGCTAATGCTCTTCTAATTAGTTTCTCTGTCTTACCTGTACCGGGAGGACCATAGAATTTTTTTATCATAGTATCTTATCTTTCTCTTGCATAGGAATTATCTCTACTTCTTCCTCTTCTTTTTCAAAGAAAGACAATGGAATTTTTACACAACGTATAGGGTTGTGAGATTTTTTATCTGTTTCTTTTTTAGGGTATCGTTTTAGATGTCCTAGTTCTGCTTTAAATTCTTCAATTAACATCCTACCTGTCTTTTCAAA